GAAAACAATGGCTCAAGATTTTGAAAGATCATACGCTAGTTCGATTTCAAACTCATCAGGATCGCCAACAACATTGGTCACTTCAAACTCTGATGACGCATTGATTTCAATTAGATTAGTAAACAAACACACAGCATCAGTAAATGCCTCTGTAATTATATCATCAGGTGGTACAGACTTTAATGTTATTAAAAATGCACCTATACCAGTTGGTGGCTCATTAGAGTTAATCGACTCAGGTTCAAAGATAGTAATTCAAAATGGTGATGTAGTGAAAGCATTTGCAGACACAGCTAGTGCTGTAGATTGCTTAGTGAGTTTCGTAGATAGCATTAGCACATAGGAGATAACATGGCGTATGTAGGCAACACACCAGCAGATAAAACACTTAAATTAGAAAAACAACAATTTACTACTTCTGCTACAACATCTTATACTCTAGATCATAGTGTATCTGATCCTCAAGATATTGCTTTGTTTATCAACAATGTTAGACAAGATCCAAACTCTGCTTACACAGTATCAGGCACAGCACTAACAATATCTGAAGCAACTGCTTCTACAGACACCATGTATTGTGTTTTTCTTGGCAGAGCTATAGGAACTGTAGGTATAGAAGCTGGTTCAGTAACAAAAGATAAAGTAAATTTTATATCAGATAGTTCAGGATCAGGTGTTATATCTAAGGGTGATGGATCTAGTATTGACGGATCTATACAACTTAACTGCCATGTCAATTCGCATGGTATTAAATTAAAGTCACCACCTCATAGTGCTGGAGCAACATACACACTTACATTTCCGAACTCTATTGTTGCTGATAATTTTCTTAAAACAGATGGATCAGGCAATTTAAGTTTTGCTAGTGCTGGTGGTATTTTTGAAAGTCAATTACTTCATGTTAGAGATGAAAAATCAAGTGGAACTAATGGTGGAACTTCTATCAATGGTATTAATACAAGAGATTTAAATACTGTTAAAACAAACGAAATTACAGGAGCAAGTTTATCATCTAATCAAATTACCTTACCCAGTGGCACTTTTTACATATCTGCCTCAACAGCGACTTTTGCTGGAGGCGATGTTCAAATGTATTTATACAATGTTACTGATTCAAGTAATCAAGTAATTGGTAATTGTAATAACTTTTTTCCAATTATTTTTGGTAGATTTACAATTTCAGCACAAAAAGTTTTTGAAATAAGAATGAAATCATCTGGTGCACAATCTAACGATGGTCTTGGAAGACAAGTCGGTGTAACCACAGAGGTTTATACAGATGTTCAAATATGGAAGGTATCTTAAAATGAAATACGCATTAATAGAAAATAATATAGTTAAAATGATTTCTTATCAGCAAGTAGAAGGTTGGGAAGAAGTAGCTGATACTGTCTTTGCAGATATGGTCAAACAATCTGATGGAACATTTGATGATAGTGATGAAGTCAAAACACAAAAGCAACAAGCTATCCAAGAAGCTACATCTAAAGAAAACAAAAAAGCATCTGCTAAACAAAAACTCCAAGACTTAGGATTAACAGTAGATGAAATTAAGGAGGCTTTCGGAATATAATGGCTATAACTAAAATACCCAACAGTGGATTTGCTACACCTTTTAATTCTAGTAAAATAATAAATGATATATCTAGTTTAGCATTAAGAGAAGCCAGTAATGAAAACAGAGTTGCTTATAACTCTAACTCTAGCTCTGTAGATGTATTTCAAGACGGTACAGGAATAGATACTACTTCTCAAGCTGAAAGAAATACAGCAGAATATGTTGGTACTGAAACAAGTTCTAACGCTTATGAAACAGGAGATAGAACTTCCATATATACTGTTACCAATACTTTTAGTAGGTCACTACAAAGTGGACACAACATAAACAAATGGATTGATGGTTCAATAGGCACTAACTCATCAACTGCTTGGAAATTTAGTGATGCAGAAAATATGGGTGGTAATTGTATATTTGATTTAGGTTCTGGTAATTCAAAAATTTATACAGGTGTTAAAATAATTGAAGATACAGCATCAGGAGTCTCTGCAGGTAACTTTAGTGTTCAACTCTCTAATACAGGTAATAATGATGATTTCAATAGTAATAAAGCTACCATAACTGATACAAGTGGTAATGCGATAAGTGCTAACGAATTTACTTGGGGTCCATCTACAGGAAACGGAACGACAGAAGTTTTAATTGTAAATAACACTGATGCCGCACACCGTTACATCAGAATAAAAGCAGAAAGTTCTAGAGGAACAGTAGACAAATGGCAACAAGAGATTCAATTTAAAGTAAAAAGTTTTACTTATAATGCTTCAGGAAATTTTACAGGCACAACAATTACGGCACCAAGTTCTGTGTCATCAATGGGTGGAATTATTACTTATCAAGACAATCAAGGCACTAACGCATTAAACACAGATATTATTTTACAGCTATCAGCAGATGGTGGTTCTAACTTTACCACTGCTACTTTAGAAGCCTTACCAGATTTTTCTACAGGAATTAAAATGGCAAAGGCAAATGATGTAAGTGTTACTGCTGGTACATCATTAAAATATAAAATCCTCTTTGCTAATCAAAGCAGTGGTAGCAAAGAAGCAAGAATTAGGGGGGTTAGTTTACAATATTAATGGCATACATAGGTAGAGATATATCAAACTTATCAGACAGAGTAGTCTTAGATAATATTACTGCAAGTGCTACAGCTACATATAACCTATTATTAAATAGTGTTGCGTATGTACCTAGTAGTGCAGAAAGTTTAACAGTTAGTTTAAATGGTGTGATCCAGAAACCTCAGTCAAGCTACACAGTATCAGGTAGCACGATTGTGTTTGACTCAGCATTAACTTCTTCAGATTCTATAGATTTTATTCTTGCAGAAAGAGCAATCACCTTAACGACAGTAGGTAGTGGATCAGTAGGAACTACTCAACTTGCTGATACTGCTGTTACTACAGCTAAGATTACTGATGCTAATGTAACTACAGCTAAGATTTCTGATAATGCAGTAACTAACGCTAAAGTTAATGATGATTTAATTTCTGGTGCAACTGAATTAACAAGTGAACCAGCAGACACAGATGAGTTTTTAGTATCTGATGCTGGAACATTAAAAAGAATTGATTACTCACTTATTAAAGCAAGTGGTGGTGCTGGTGCTTTTGAAAGTGCTTTGCTTCATGTTCAAGACCAAAAATCTGCTGGTACAGATGGTGGTACAGATGTGTCTGGTTATCAAACAAGAACATTAAACACTGTAGTTACCAATGAGATTACAGGTGCAAGTTTGTCATCAAATCAAATTACATTACCTAGTGGAACATTTTATATTCAAGCTTCAGCACCAGCTTACGCAAGTGGTAATACTAGATTAAGATTGAGAAATGTATCTGATAGTAGCAATGCAGTAATCGGTCTGAATGGAGAAGTTTCTGGAACTATTGCTGTAACACCTAGATATTTTGTAAGTGGAAGATTTACAATTTCATCATCAAAGGCTTTTACAATAGAGCAGTATGTTGGAACATCAACACATTCATCGTTAGGTCACGACACTGGTGACGGATTAACAGAAATTTATACAGATGTGCATATATGGAAGGTAGCATAATGGCTTGGGTAAAAATTGAAAATAATATTGTAATACAAAAACAACCTTATCAAGAAAATGGATTTGTAGAAGTAGCAGATAGTGTCGTATGTGGAATGATACAGCAAGGTGATAGTTTTGTTGTACCAACAGAAACATTTGAAGAAGCTATAGCTAAACTTAGAAGAAAAAGAAACTTACTTTTACTAGAAACAGATTGGACTGCTAACTCAGATGTAACCATGTCTGAAGCTATGACAACATATAGACAGTCTTTAAGAGATATTACTAATGGATTAACTACAGTGGAACAAGTAAACGCTGTTGTGTTCCCAGAGAAACCAACGGAGTAAAAATGGCACTTATTAAATTAAACAATCAATCAATCTCTGCTGTTAGTGCTTTACCTAGTGGTATTGATACAGGTAAGATTGGTCAAGTAGTTCAATCTGTAGATACTGGTGTTTTTTCAACAACATCAGGATCATTTACAGATACCAATTTATCATTAAATATAACCCCAAGTAGTACTTCTAGTAAAATTTTAGTTTCTTATGAAATTGTACATGCTACTGGAACAGCAACTAATGTATTTTATAAACTTTTACGAGATTCAACTGCTATAGGAATAGGCACTAATGGTTCTTATAGTGTTCTTAGTACTACAGCAGCAACAATGAATGCTAGTAGAGGTGAAGGAACAAGTATGAGTTTTTTGGACACTCCTTCAACAACATCACAAATTACATATAAAGTACAAGGACACGCAGACGGAAATAATTTCTACATTAATAGACGAGCAAATACTGATTGGAATTGTATTTCAACACTAACAGCTATGGAGATACTAGCATAATGAAATTTAAAGGAGAAAAACAATGACAGATGTAATAAGTGCAATCAAAGCTCTTGATGCAAATGCTCAAGTAGTAGTCAATGGTGAACCCAGCAACGAAGCTGAGTATGAAGCTGATGTAAAGTATATCTCTGGTGCTGATGAGAATGATAATGCCATTTACAAAGACACACAGGATTTTACATGGAGTCAAGTATCAGCAAAGAAAGCTGAGTTACAAACTGCATACGACAACAATGAGTATCAGAGAAAAAGAGTTGCTGAATATCCATCTATTGCTGACCAATTAGATAAAATCTACCATGATGGTATTGAAAAATGGAAAAGCGAAATGATACAGCCAGTTAAAGATAAATATCCAAAGGGTTAATGAAATATTTAGTATTAGTATTTTTTTTGTTATCAGGTATAGCATCTGCTAATACAAACACAGTCACTTCAAATACTGTCAGCGGCACCGTTACGACTATTGACAAAGCACCCGCTACGGCCTCTGCTCCACCATTTAGTGTAATGCAGAGTGACTCCTGTGCGATACCAGCAAGCATCGGTATACAAAGCCAAGTGTTTGGTATAGCTACAGCAAAAACCTTTGAGGATGTTGATTGTTCCAAAAGAAAATATGCAAAGTTGCTTTATCAGTTTGGTATGAAGATAGCAGCTGTAAATGTCTTATGTACTGATCCGATTGTCTATAAAGCAATGCAGAGATCAGGGTCACCATGCCCTGCTGGTAATGGTTTGATTGGTCAAGAAGCACAAGATTACTGGGATGCAAATCCTCAAGAACGGCCAGATTATGAAGAATGGAAGAAAACAAAAATTACACCACCAAAAGAAACCGAAGCAATAGACAATGAAGGTCTTAAAAATTTTGCTCTTATGGCTCTTTCTATGTTGCTCATACTCTAACGCTGAAGAATTAAACACCGACAATTTATTAGACGAAGCTGATACCTGGACTCAATCAGGTTTAGTTAGTTCAAGTACATGTTCGTATTCAGGTGCGTTGTTACCTGGAGAAGTTTGTTTTGGTCATGCAAATACTAGAGGTGCTATCGATGGCGGAGGTACAATTACATCAGATCAACTAAGTTTAATTGATGATGGTGGTTTGTCTATTTTAGAACTCAACCAGGGGTTTGAATTAGACTACGGTTTTACAGCAGAGAGTCATCAAAGTAATAGTAATCTTCCAACATGCAGTCAAACAAATGGAGATTGCAGAGATATAATAGATTACACACTTACATTGTCTGAGCCTGGTGGCCAGATAATCAATACTTTTAATCACTACATAGAATTAGATTTTACTGGTCTTAGAGATTACGAGTATTCACAAACAATAGGGGAAAATGATTACTCAGATATCCTTACTCAAGTTTCAATTTACGGAGTTGATGCTGGGTTCACAAATAATTACTTCGGAGCAATTTTATCAGATCCATACTTGGATGTTCACTATACAACTGTCGTTTTAATAGATGAGATAATTGACATCATTGATGATGTTGTTGACAACGCAATAATTGAAGAATTACCAGATATTATTGAGATAGAAATAGATTTACCAGAATTAGTAGAAGCTCCAATTGAGCTTGAAATAGATTTAAGCACAGACATAGAGTTACCAGAACTTGAGTTAGAAACCATTGAACAAATCGAAATCATCGAGGTTGTTGAAGTTGTTGATGCCTCGCCAACTGAGATGAATATTGAAATGGAAATCGAGATGGAGATTGAAATGGAAATAGAGCAAGAGATGGAAGCTGCGATTGAAGAAACAATCCAAGAGTCAACAGATGAACCTACTGAGCCAGAACCCAATACTGATGATGTTGAAACAACAGAACCAGAAGAAACTACAGAAGAAGAACCAGAGCCAGAACAAGAAGATCAAGAGCAAGAAGAAGAACCTAGAGAAACTTTAACTGTAGAAAAGAAACAAGAAGTAAAACAAAAAATCGTAAAAAAAATTATGAATGAAAATAAAAATAAATCTGATCCTAGCAGTCAAGCACAGACAATGGCTTTGATGATTGTCTTGACTGATACTCAAGGGTTTAGCGAATATTTAACTCAGGAGCTTGTAGAGCCTATTGTATTTCAAGATCAATCACTTCCATTACAAGAAATGATACCTGATCCTTACTCTGGTTTGTTTGATGCAGCACAAAACAGCATGATGAATACTTTAGTCAACTCACAATATTAATATGGAAGCATCTTTTGGCGGACTCACTTTCAAAGGTGGAAAAATCTTTGGATTATTGGTTGCATTATCGACACTAGGTGGTGGATTATATGCAGGCTTTGAGTTTTGGAAAAAATTTCAAGATATGTCCGCTGCCATTGAGGCTTATACCTCGCCTGACCTCTCAGGGTTTGATAAACGAATTGATCTAACAAAAGCTGAGATGGAAGCACAGAATAAAATACTTTCAAAGCAAGTTGAGTCGATCAAAGGTGAAGTAGAATTAATTTTACAAGAAGTTGCTTTAATTGCTTCTGTTGTAAACGATCAAAAGACAGACCTTAAAACTTCGATCCGTGATATTCAGCAAGATGTCAGACATATCACAGGCATTGTTGACTCAGTGGAAGATAAACAAAAGGCAGACACCAGGGAAATATTTGAAGAACTAAAACTTATGGAAGAAGAACTAGATTTACAGATTAAGAAAGCATTAGAAAACCCACTAAACAACATGGCAGTAATTAAATAATGGCTACACAAAAAGAGAAGGATCTAATAATAAAATTAGATAAAGAAATAGCACTAGTTAAGAAAGATATAACAGTGCTGCGTGACAATCATTTAAAGCACCTTGAAGCAAAGGTTACTAGAATAGACAGAGTGCTTTGGTCTGTAGGTTTTGCAGTGTTTGCAAACCTAATAATCTTATTAAGAGACTTAATATTTTAAACAACATTTGGAGTAAATAAAAAATGTATGAAGAAGTAAAATCAAAGATCAAGAAAAGTGAAGGATATTCTGGAACTGGGTACTTCTTAGAGTACCGAGGAGCTAATGGTGAAACCATTAAAGAAGATTTTATGACTATTGGCTATGGTCATAAGTGTGTAGATGGTGATCCTTACGAACCTGGAGTTGAATATTCAAAAGAAGTATTAGAACAACAGTTTGAAAAAGACTTTCTTGTCTATCTTCATGCAGCAGAAAGATATATCGGTGATTGTGAAGTACCAGAAGTTATTAAAGAGTGTGTTATAGAGATTGCCTACAATATTGGTGAGCCTAAATTATTTCAATTTGTCAATATGCGTCAAGCAATGCAAGATGGTCAGTGGAAGACAATGGCAGCAGAGTTAAAAAATTCAAAGCTCTATAGAACTCTTACCTCAAGATATGAACCAATGGTCAAACTAATAGAGGAGGCTTGATATGTGGACGATGTTATTAAAACCCTTGATAGGTGTAGCTGGTGATGCAGTAAAAGGTTTTGTTGAAACAAAAAAAATTAAAAGCGAAACAAAAATAGCAGAAATAAAAGCTGAAAAGAAAAGATTAGAGGACATTGCTACTGGAAAAATTAAATGGGAACAAAGTGCAGTAGATCAAATGAAAGGGAGCTGGAAAGACGAATTTGTTTTATTAGCCTTAATGATACCAGCAATCTGTGTATTTATTGGGCCATTACGACCACACATAAAAGAGGGCTTCGAGGTTCTTGAGACTTTACCAGAGTATTACACCCATCTATTATATTTAGCCTGTTCTGTCAGTCTAGGTGTTAGAGTTGCACCAGGAATCAAAGGTTTACTTAAAAAGTGAGCAAAGATCCAAGACTTAAAAGAGCTGGTGT